CACTGAAAATGAAGGGAAAAACAACAAGTTTTTTAAAGAAAATGTGTTATTTAAGCAATAATAATAAGCACTAAGCATCAGTTTGATTCTGTCATTCCTCTTTCCATTTCTTAGGACTCCCCTAAGTCTGCAGCCATTTTTCGTTAAGTTTGGCCCAACTTTAATATTATAGATAAATTTTTAACTACATTTAATATATATGGAAATATTGAAGATTTGCATAAATATTATAATTTCAAAAAAAATAATACTCAAGGTCTAGCTGTTTTTAATCATGTATCTATATTAGATGGATTATTATTATTAAATCAATTTAAAGAACCTATATCATTTCTTGTATCTGAAAATATTTTAGTATCTTTATGTAAAAAATTTATTGAAAATTCAAATGGTATTATTATTAATAAAAACAAAAATACTACTCAAACAATTACAAATATTTCTATAAATAGACAAAAAAATGATCCTATATTATTTATTGCTCCTAGTGGGACGGATGGAATGGATCAAAAAAAAAAACTAAAATTATCTGAATTTAAAACTGGGGCATTTGTAAGTTTAAAACCTATATTACCAGTTATTATAAAATATAGTCAATACTATAAAGACTCTAATGATAGAAAACAAACAATGTTAAATATTATAACAAATACAGATTATTTAAATTATAAAATAAAAGTATTAGATCCTATTTATCCCCAAAAATATGATAATATTCAAAGTTTTAAAGACAGAGTATATGAAACAATGAATATAGAAAAAAATAAACTTAAGGTTGATAACATTCGAAAAAAACAAGATAATATATTTTTATTTATTTTAATTAATATATTTTTATTACTCTCTTATTTGCTATATACAAATACTATTCATTATGTACCACTTATTTCAATAATTATTATTTGTTCTATAGTTTTATTCTTTAAAAATACTCATTATATATATGACTATCTGTATTCTAATATTATCTATTTTTATACTATAATTATACTTATTTATTCTTTAATAAATAGTAATTATATGTTATTTATTCAAGTTTTAATATGTACTATTCTTTATAAATTGTGTCAAAAATAATAAAATAAAAATAAAATATTAAATATATGATTGATTCCAAATTAGATATTATTTTAGAAAATGAATATACGCGCCAAAAAATGGGTATTGAATTAATTGCATCCGAAAATTTTACCTCCACAAATGTACTAACTTTATTAGGATCAGTATTTACAAATAAATATTCAGAAGGATTACCCGGTAAACGATATTATGGTGGAAATAAATATATTGATGAATTAGAATCCTTGTGTATTGAACGCGCATTAACCGCATTTCATATAAATTCAAATGATTGGGGAGTTAATGTCCAACCATATTCTGGTAGTATAGCAAATATATGTGTTTATTTAGGATTATTAAACCCACATGACCGCATTATGGGTCTTGATTTACCTTCAGGTGGTCATTTATCCCACGGTTTCTATGTAAAACAAAAGAAAATATCTAAATCATCTGTAATGTTTGAATCCTTACCATATAGTATCAATGAAACTGGTTATATTGATTATGATAAATTAGCTGAATATGCTAAAGTATTTCAACCTAAATTACTTATTTGTGGTGGTAGTGCCTATCCTCGTGATTTAGATTATAAACGATTCCGAGAAATAGCCGATTCTGTTGGATGTTTATTAATGGGTGATATAGCACACATTAGTGGATTAGTTGCTACACAAGAAGCAAATAATCCTTTTGAGTATTGTGATGTTATTACTACTACTACACATAAAACATTACGTGGTCCTCGTTCTGGTATGATTTTCTATAAAAAAGAATTTGAAAGTCGCATTAATGAATCGGTTTTTCCTGGTGTTCAAGGCGGACCACATAATAATAAAATAGCCGCATTATGTCACCAATTATATGAAGTAGCTACACCCGAATTTAAAGAATATATAATAAACGTTAAAAAAAATGCCAAAATGTTGGCAGATAAATTAATAGAACTTGGTTATTCTATATCATCTAATGGAACAGAAAATCATATTGTTTTAGTAAATGTTCGTGATAAAGGTGTCACTGGAAGTAAAGTAGAAAAAGTATGTGAATTAGCGGATATTAGTATTAATAAAAATGCTGTGTATGGAGATACTAGTGCTATGAATCCCGGAGGTATTCGTCTTGGTAGTTCAGCAATGACTACACGATTATGTAATGAAACACATTTTATTAAAATCGCAGAATTTATAGATGAAACTGTTAAAATATGTTTAGAAATTCAAAAAGAAAAAGGAGTAAAATTAAAAGATTTCTTAGTAGATATTGAAAAAAATAAATCTATTATTGAATTACGCAATAAGGTAAATGAATTTAGTAAGGATTTATATTTCCCATGTTAATAATATTCTTCAATATTATTCTTATTTAAATTAATTGCTAAAATAAACCAACATGTCAACATAAATAATACTAAGGCAAAATCCAGTAAAATATGTGGATTTGATAATTCTTTTACCATATATGTATCTCGTAATTCATAACCGAATTTTCTATAATAATTACGAGTTCCTACTGCCGAAATAATAGCCATTTCACTATATCCATTATCCCAAGCAATTCGTTCAGCTTCTTTAATTAATCGTTTACCAAATCCCATATGTTGGACTGTACTAGAAAGTTCTTTTTCATTTACTTTTTCAACACTACCATATACATGAAGTTCACGAATTAATGCCATATCATTATCCTTAAATGGTCCATTTTTTTTATTATAATTAAATCGTAATCTAATAAATCCATATAAATATTTCATATCTTCTGTATTATAACTTATAAAGAATTCTTTACCTTCTGAAGCATCATATGTTTCCACTAATAATTGTGCTTTTGTTGGATCACTTGGATTATCCTTAATTTCACGACAATTGATACATTTACAAGTTTCACCATAATTTGCTAATTCTTTTAATACTAATTGACGGAAATTTGTAGGAATTGTATTTGATACATATCCTACTTGATTATTTTTTTCACTAGCCATTGGAAAGTCTCTTTGAACACGATTTACACGCATCCAATGGGGAATTAAAAGTTTAGCATATACAACTACATCAATTAAATCACGACCCTTATTTTGTTCTGCATATGGTTTCCAACTACCATTTTCCTTCCATTTACGAATTTCTGTATATTGGACGTCAAGACATGGATAAATTTTCAAATAATCTGGTTGAAAATATGATGATTTAAATATATCTAACATCATTATCTTATCTAATTCGGGATTAGATCCGGGTAAGTCTGGCATAATATGAATATCCACCTTAAATCCATTTTCTTTTAACATTTGAATAGCCTTAATACTATGTTCTACATGATGTCGTCTATTAATTATATCTAATATATCATTATTTGTATGTTGAATACCTAATTGAACTCGAGTACAACCATAATTACGCAAACGGTCAATTTCAGCATTATTAATTTGATCTGGTCGTGTTTCTAATGTAATTCCTACAATATGACACGACGCCGACTCATTTTTTTGTTGTTCCAACTCAATAGAATAACGAGGTCTTGGTGTATCTTCTGTATAATCAAAATATGTATTTGCTGCATAATAAATATCACGAATAAACTCTTCTTGATAAGAACGTGGATATGTTGAAAATGTCCCTCCTAATACAATAATTTCCGCCTTATCCGGTTTATGTCCATTTTTTTCCAATGTCATCATACGACTTCTAAATTGAAGCACTGTATCAAAATCTACTTCCATAGCACGCATTTCAGCTGGTTCTGTTGATAAATAACTACGAGGCATATCTACTGTACCACCATTTGCAATTCTTTCATCCGGACACATATGACAATTAAAAGGACAACTAAATTTATCTGGACGCATAACAATAGTAATCACTACTACACCAGATTGGGATCGTGTTTTCTTATGAATTAAATAACGCTCTAAATTTAAATTTGTTTCAATCTTTCCCATTTTTTTTAGTTCTTGATAACACGTAGATAAAATGGCTTTTCCAGGAGTTTTTTTTTGTCCCTTAATTATTGTTCTTAATGTTTTATTAAAATCACGGTCATTACGATAAGTATATGTGTTTAGTTGATTGACAATCTTATAAATTTCATTTTTGTCATAATCTTTAAAGAAATCATTATATACAATATGTTCGATATCTAATGAATTCATTTTCTTGATATAGAAAAATAGAATAAATCAATTTAACAAACTTTTTTAAAAAAGTTTTATCAAAAAACTAAAATTGATTTTATAATATAAATTATTTAGTAAATTAATTAAATGGTTTGTAGTGAATGTAAAAAACATTTTTCCAAAGAAGATGCACCTGAATTAAATTATAACAATTACAAATCATATAAATTCAGTACTAAAGAAAAATTTAAAAATCATAAATCAAATAGTCAAAAGTGTCCTGTTAAATGTCCTGTTAAATGTCATATTAAACATAATAAATCAAATAATAATAGTGATAAATTAACTTATCCAGTTTACGAGTCATATAATAAAGATATAAATGAAGCTGAATATATATATTTACAAGAGGATCGCCAGAAACGATTAAACTTCTATATAGACAATAATACACAATTATGGTTTAATGAAAATATTCAAGCTACTTATGATATACTTGAAAATTTAAATTCAGAAACACAATTTATTACATTAGTAGCAGAACCTGGTGCTGGAAAAACAAACACAATTCATTGTTTTATATATAATATTGGATTACGAACATATGATAACTCTATATCCCTAAATTCTATTACAATAACAACAGGTATGTCTGATAATGAATGGTTTGAGCAAATGAAAGAAAGCTTTACTCTAAATATAGGAGATGATAATCAATATTTATGGGAACCTTTAAAGAACGAAAATAAAAATCATTGTCTTACACATAGAAGTAATTTTAGTAAAAGAATAGAATATTTAAAAAATAATATAAAATTGTTGAATAATCATATATTTATTATCGATGAGTCACATATAGCCGATAGTGAAAATATGACTTTAGATGAAGAATTAAAATCTTTAAATTTAACACTTGAATTAATGAAAAAACATAATATTAAAATTATTTTAATATCTGCAACACCTGATGTAAACTTATCAATTATGGATAGAGAAGATAATCATAAAATTGTAAAATTAAATACAGGGTCAAATTATAAAGGTTTTAATTATTTCAATTATAATAATTTAATACATAATTATGAAAAGGAAACTAATCTTGAAGATGAAATAAAAAAGTATGAAAAAACAAAATATCATTTTATTCGTCAAAGAGCACAAAATAAAGATATTGAAGATTGGAATAATATTTGTGATAAAAATGATTGGGAATTAATAGAAGATGATTCAAAACATACATATTATTTGTCTGGAAAAAATGACGAAAATGAAGTAAGTAAAGAAAATGAAGGAAATAATATAATTAAATTGTATAATTCACCAGAAAAACATACAATAATTAAATTAAAAAATAAATATCCCGCCGGTAAAAGATTAAGATTAACTTCCCATATCGGTTTAATTGCTGAAAAACCATCAAAACAAATGGATACTTCTATTACTTGTAATTCTTTAATACCTCGTTGGTTTGGATATTATGATGAAAATGAATTTGAGGAAAAACCTAAATTTATATGTAATATCAAATGTGTAGAAGAATATATTAATTTTTGTGAAAATTTTACATATAAGGGTACAGATTATACAAGTAAAAGAATAAAATCTACTAAAAAAAAATTAATAGAAAAACAAAATACAGCTTATGGTAGTTTAGTAGGAGGTAAAGCAACGTCTTCTGATTCAGATATTATTATATCACCCATATTTGATAATGTTACATTAATTAGAAATTATTTATTAGATGAATGTAATTTTAAAAAAAATGATATCAAAGTAGAAGAAATATCATTAGATAGTTTTATAAAAGATGATGGTAAAATATGGCCTAAAAGAAATGTACCTTCTCATACATTTAAAATAATAGGAGACACAATTATAACTCAATTACATTATGATAATAACTTAAAAGGGAAATCGTCATTTATAAATAGAAAAGGTAAAAATGGAATGGGACAATGTTTTATGATATATCCTGTTTATCCAAAATTAGATTCAAAAAATGAAGAAGTAAAATATTATGTTCATTCATTAAAAATGTAAATATAGTTAAATAATATTGATGAATATATTTTAATTTATTTTTTTGTAAAGGATTTTCTTTACGAAAGTTTTTTCAAAATACTTTTATTTTTTTGGGTTTCCCCCCCCCCTCCAAAAAATTAAATGAAAATTAAACGATATTTAAATGAAAATTAAAT